GTAAAGCCTTAGCAAATGGAATAAGTGCGAAATGGATAAAAGAATATAAAGATGTGCTCGAAGTACCTACATGGAATTTTAAAACAGATGAAACGATTGACAATGTGTATTATGTACATGGGGAAGGTTCGACAGCATTCACGAAGGCTAAAGACCAATTTAGATCCGTTGTAGCTGGGCACACACACACGAAGTGTTACATTGAATTTGTTAACAATGTATTCGGTATGCAAGTCGGTTGTGGTGTAGATAAAGACTCATACGCAATGGCATACGCAAAGAATTACGCACCGCCTCAAATAGCTTGCGGAGTTGTTATTGATGGTAAATTACCGATTATAATTAAAATGCATTAAAATATATATTTAACTATATGAAATGGAAATTTGAAAACATAGATGTAATATTCACTTGTCATGAGAATGACTTTGAAAGAACAAGTAATTACTCACGAAATAAATTAAATACAAATGATAGAATTATTTTTATTGACGGTGGCAATCTCAATGGCAACGATAGCGCTAATCTTGAATCCGATATTCTCGAAAGTGTTGAGAATATTTACGATTCTCACAACGTTAAACCTAGAAGGAAAGCCGCTAAAGTGCCCGACGTGCCTCCCGTTTTGGATAACGATGATAGTCCTATTGATTACTAGAGTAGATATACCTATGGTAATATTATTGAGCTTTAGTGCTTCTTACTTAGGTGAATACTTTTATAAACAATTGACTACATGAAAAAAACATTTAAATTAAATATATTCAATTGCAAAGTAAATTTTATCCTTTCAAAGGATATAATAAACGACGTACAAAAGATATTCAAAAAGAATAAAGAAGTATTCACATTAGATTGCGAGCTTGAAGGCATTGTTTTTTATTTTAGTATTTCGGAATACTTCATAATCATTAACGAGAATTATTTATCTCATAATACATTAGCACATGAGATATATCATTTAGTAGTTAAAGTAACGGAGCCAAGGGATATAACAGACGAAGAAGCGCAATCATGGTTATGTGGGGAGTTAACCCAAGACATATATAAATTTTTAGAAACAAACAAAGTAACAATAAAATGACAATGATAGTTAGCGAACAGGATAAAGAATTATTATTAGAAAATAGTAAGATAATTTTAGACATTACAACAGGTTATAAGCCCAACGAATTGAAAGTATTATATGATTTGCATAATCGAATATATAGCACTAATAAGACTCCAAATGGTTGCGGTTCGTGCATTCGTAGTGTAATCGTATCGTTGCAAAAAGCATTGTCAAAAGTGATATAACCATATTTAAATATAACTTATAATATGCCATTTGAAAAAGGACACAAACTAGGAAAAGGAAGGCCAACTAAAGTAGATGAACAAAAAGCAAACACTATTTTTTTAAATGCTTTGAAGGACTTATATAATACTGAAATAGACGACGACGCAAAAAAGACTTTTGTTAAAAAAGTATTAATGGAAAGTCCTAGAGGCCAACTATTTATAGCTGAACATTTATTCGGTAAGCCAAAAGAAACAGTTGAACAAACTTTGAATATTAATGAATTTAATATAAAAGATATTGTTAAGTTTACGGATGTTTAAACTTAGTCCTAAATATACAAACTTATTTGAATCCGATACAAGATACTATTTGATTACAGGTGGCCGCGGTAGTTCAAAGTCTTTCAGTATAAATGCTTTCTTATTGTTATTAACATACGAAGAAGGCCATACTATTTTATTTAGTCGTTATACGTTAACATCGGCGCATGTTTCAATTATACCAGAGTTTATTGAAAAGATTGAGATATTAGATAGGTACGAAGATTTCAATATTACTAAAGATGAAATAGTTAATATTAAGACGGGCAGTAAGATATTATTTAAAGGAATCAAAACAAGTTCGGGCCAACAAACAGCAAACCTAAAATCGTTAAGCGGTGTTACTTGTTTTGTATTAGATGAAGCCGAAGAATTAACAGACGAAAATATCTTTGATAAGATTGATTTGTCAATACGTTCGCAGTTAAAACAAAATAGAGTTATACTCATATTGAATCCCGCAATGAAAAACCACTTTATATATCAAAGGTTTTTTGAAAGCAAAGGCATACAAGCTGGTTCAAATGAAATTAAAAACGATGTGACTTATATACATACAACTTATTTAGATAACTTAGATAATTTAAGTCAAAGTTTTATAAATCAAATCAACGAAATTAAGATTAACAACCCGAGCAAATATCAACACGTTATACTTGGCGGTTGGTTAGACAAAGCAGACGGCGTTGTATTTACTAATTGGGAGTTCGGGCCTTTCAATCCTAACTATCTGCAAACTTCTTTCGGTATGGACTTTGGATTTAGTATTGATCCGGATGCATTAGCTGAAGTAGCAATCGATTTAAAGAATAAAATACTTTATGTTAAAGAACATATTTACCAACGTGGATTGAAAACACATGAGCTTAGTAAGATGTTACTAGAAAAAACGAAAGGCGGTTTGATAATTGCAGATAGTGCGGAACCTAGATTGATTGATGATTTAAGATTTCAAAAAGTAAACATACAAGCGGTTAAGAAAGGAACGATTGAAAGCGGCATTGTTCGAATGCAAGATTTCAAAATTATAGTTGAGCCGAATAGTACGAACATAGCAAAGGAGTTGAACAATTATTGCTACTTAAACAAAGGTTCAAAGCTATATGTAGACAATTGGAATCACATAATAGATGCTATTCGTTACAATGTTATTTATAACCTTGATAACCCTAGCAAAGGAACGTATGGTTTTTATAAAAAAGGTATGTAATTTTACAAAAAAAATATATTTAACAATATGGTTGGCAGTATTTACGAAATATTAATTAAAGATTTAAGAACATTGTGTTTATCTCATAAGGCGGTTAAGTCCTTTCGAGTAGGTGATATTAGCGCAATCGAGCAACCGACTGGCAACGATGGGCCGCACACGAATAGCTATGATTACATGGCAGTTCACTTAGTACCATCAACTGCTGAAATGAATGGACAGTCAACAAAGTTTGAATTTGATATGGTTGTATTTGACCTATGCAAAGACGACTTAGAATTGCAAGTAATAACGCAATCTCAATGCCTTGAAGTAACCCGAGATATTATAAGCAAATTCAATCTTACCGATTGGGTAGGCTTTCGATACAACATTCAATTACCAACGACATCAATGATATTCGATGAAGCGTTTGTTAACAGCGTTGCTGGTTATACTACTCGAATAGTAGTTGAAGCGATTAGTCCTTTTACTTTATGTGAAAATCCATTTAATTAATGGATCCAAAGAAACTATATATTAGACAAGTTACTAAGGCACTAGATGCTTTAGGTACTGAGATATTAAACATAATGAAGGCTCAAGCCCCCGTAAAGACAGGCAAACTAAAGCGTTCTATTCGTTATAAAGTAATTACAAAGAAAGGAGAGCCATCATTGTCATTTTACTATATCTATTACGGCGTATATGTTGACTTAGGTACTTACAGCAATGCAGACAAAGCAAGCTACGGAATGAGTCCGTTTATCATGCCTAAATGGAATCCAAAGCCAGGGCATACAGGCAAAGGAATATTGCCACGTTATTGGACTTCATTAAGCGCGGATGCTAATGAGTTAATTGGATATTTCGCAAAGAAATTAGAGCGAACGGTTAGTGCTGACATAGTAGAATTATTAACAGGCGTTTCAACAAAAACAAGTAGAATAACAGCATAAAATATGAGAACAATTAAAAGTATATCAATTAGAAAGTTTATCGAGATTTCGGATTTAATCAAAGATGAAACAAGCATTCATGACCGTATGAAGGTGTTCCAAATTGTCACAGGTTGTGATATTGAAGAAATTCGTATTATACCCGCTGAAATACTCGATACAATGTGGAATGAGTTTGTTCACAATTGCTTTGACTTAGGCGATGGTAGTGTTGACAATATTATTACGATTGATGGTAAAAGTTACGGATTGATTAACGTGAAAGGATTAACAGTTGGTGAAATGGCTGATATCGATGTGTTGAAAAACCATCCCGTGTTAAACTTTAATCTTCATAAGATAATGGCTATTCTTTACCGACCATTGATTTCAAAATTACCTTTTAAAATTGAGCCGTATAGTAGTGAAACATTTGAGGAGCGAGCTGAATTGTTTGCTGAAAAAATGCCCGTTAAGGTTGCATTGAATACCGCTGTTTTTTTTTTAAATATATTGGGCAGCTTGAAAGGAGCTATAAAGGACTCTTTGGATCCGACGATACCGAAAGCGACAAAGAAGAAAAAAATCTTGAACGTGCTGATATCCGTTGCGCTAGAGGTTGGAATTCGTTTATTTACTTCCTTGCGAAAGACGACATCCTTAAAATCGAAGAAGTTACAAAAATAGAATTAATAACAGCCTATAATTTTTTAGCACACCAAAAGAATAAAAATGATAACACAAATTAACTACGCACCATCTTACTTACAAGGCACATACAATCCGATTATTTGGAGCGTTACAAGTGATGAAACTTATCAAGATAATTTCAGTTATGTTTTTGATGTGTATATTAACAATGTTTTTGAAATTAGGTTAAAAGTAAAACCGAATCCAGTTGGTGCCGGCATGATTGATATTAGTCAAATTTGCCAAGCGTATTTAATTGATACAATACCTGAAACTACAATTAATACAACTAGTCAAGGTTATATTTTTGCGGACAATGGTACTTCGAGCTTACATACATTTGTAATTTGTGGCGAAGAATACGGCGGTCAAATTTACGATGGTAATGGAGCACAAGGCGAACCAGCATTTTACCTATATGCTGCCACACTTGGCAACCAAGTAGACGTACCCGTTCATGTTTGGAATAGTAGTTTAGAACATCAACAACAACAAGATGGAATGAGTAACGGAATACCATTGAGTGGTGGTTATGGCATATTGCCTTCGCAAACAATAACCTACGATTGGGGTGATGGTTTGTTAAACAATACTTTAGCTTATCCGTTAAACCATGCGACATTAGAGCAAAGAGTTTACTATAATGACATGAACGTTTTGAGCTATATTAATTGGACGCAATATCCAGCTAATTTAGATGATTGTTATATTGCATTTTTAGTTTTAAATTATTACGACCAATTTGGTAATGTAATTGTAAGTAACTTAGCGATTAGTGCTGATGCAACGGCTGGTTATAATCAAAAGAGTGTTTGTAGTGATGTTATTACAACTCAATTAACCGCTGAATTTGATATTATTCATGTTCAATGTAGATTAACTTCATTAATTGAATTGATTAACATTTATACAGGGCAAGCTAATGTAATGAGTCCTAACGAATATATCGAGGTACAAATGTTTAATCACGCAGTTGGTAATGGGTGCGTTGAATATCAACCATTAACTCAAATAACTAGATTAACAATGCTTGAAGATTGCGATACGTTATACACACGTGTTCGATTAAGTTGGTTAAATGACTTGGGCGGTCGTGATTATATGAATTTTACTGCATTCATGGAAAAGGAAACAAAGACAACGAATAGCAACTATTACCAAGAGACAATGGATTGGAGTGGATATAGTCCCGTAACTGCAAACATTACGAATCCTAACTACAATCTACAAACAAAAGGCGGTGATATAATTTATAATAAACAAGCCATGACATCGTTCGTGCTTAATACGGATTGGCTTACACAGGACGAAGTTAATTTACTTGAAGGATTACAAAAAAGTTCAAATGTAATTGCTTATTTTAATGATACGCCTTATAATGTGTTAGTGCCTCAAAGTGTTCACATCGGACAAACTTCTTATAAGACTAAAAACATTAAGCAAGTAAAGATGGTTCAAGCTGAATTCGAGATAATGTTAAACCACGTTCAAAAGATTAATTAATGAGATTATACGTCAAACAAAATACGGGGTTTATATTGTTGGACTTAATGGAAAACAATCCGATTAAGTTAACCATGTCGGTTGCTGATATAATGGATCCGACTGCAAATCCATCAACGTATTCGCAAACTTTTAGAGTTCCTAACACGGCTAATAATAATTTGTTTTTTAAGAGTGCATTCAATATCAACACGGTTACTTTTGATGCGACGAAAAAAATAGAATCTTATATCCAAGATAGCAACGTTACGATTTCGGTGGGTAGTATTCGATTGACAAATATAGTTACTAACAATCGAGATAAGAATGTTGAATATGAGGTTACTTTTTTCGGTGAAGTTTCAGACTTAGCGTCAAACATTGGCGGCGGTTTTTTGAACTCATTAAGCCTATCTCAATACAACCATGAAAAAAGCTATGTAAACATTGTTAATAGTTGGAATCTAAATTTATTTAGTGGTGATATAATTTACCCGTTAATCGAGTGGGGCTATGATTATTTAGACGGTGTGCCCGTGCAAAATACATTAGCATTATGGGATGCAACTTTAGCACAAAATGGATTTACAAACAATGGCAAACCATTATCAATCGACCAATTTAAGCCCGTAATTCGTGCAAAGGTTTTAATAGATGCAATCTTTCAAAGTAGTGGATTTACGTATGATAGTTTGTTTATCAATGTGAATAATTCAGACTTTATGAATCAGTATATTATTACTGAACAAATAGATAGTGCAACGGCATCGCATGAAAGTGATATACAACTAGATGTAAGAAATAATTCACAACTATTTTTAGCAAATACTGAAATTAAATTATTATTCCCAAATGAAATGGTTGATCCATTAAGTGCATTTGATGCAACTACAAATCATTTTGTAGCACCTTCAACATTACCACAATTTACTTTTTATGATTTTAATATTACAGGATTAGTTTTTTCAGGAAATCTTTTACCTAATATGACAAATGTAACTGTAAAAGCAATAGATGTACTTACATCAACTATTTTAGCTACATATACAGTAGTCCCAACAAATGCTCTTTATCCAATAAATGCAAACCTTACATTACCTCAAAATATTATAGCTGGTCAAGAAATAAAGTTTACTATTGAAATTAATACAACTTCTTTAGATGCAGGAATTGCTTTAAGTATATTAACACAAATAACAGGAAGTGGTGGTTTAGTAATCTTAAACAATTTTTTGCCAAATAACGTGAAAAACATTGATTTCTTAAAAGGAATAATTGAAAGATATAATCTTGTTTTAGAGCCATCAAAAACTATTGATAAACATTTCACAATAACTCCGTGGGTTGATTGGGTTGAGCAAGGCACACAACGTGATTGGACTGATTATGTAGATGGTAATGTGGATATACAAAGCAAGCCATTATTCACATCTCAAACAAGGTCAAACACATGGCGTGACGATGAAGATAGTGACTATGTTAATTACAATTTTCAAACAGCTACAAAAACTACTTATGGTCAATTAGACTTGGATAGTCAAATAGAAATATTAGTCGGTAATAATTTAGTAGAATCTTTATTTGCACCAACTCCATTGCTACCAATTGGTAACGCTTCATCACAACCAACTGCAAGCGCAAACCAAAAGTTAGCAGCGCAATTTCTTATACCACACATCGCAAAAGATACAACAACGGAACGCACGCCAGTAACTCCTAAATTGAGATTAGTTTATTACAATGGAATGAGAACAGCACCTTTAGAATGGCACATAAAAAACGACTCAAATACTACTATTCATTGGAATCAATACCCGTTAGTTTCACAATATAGTGTACTAGACCCGTTAGTGACTGATTTCATTGATATGGCATGGCGCAACGCAGCTCCATTGTGGGATATTACTAACACAGTACCTAACCCGCCTGCTCGAACTACTAGAGATTTATGGAATAACTATTGGCAAAAATGGTACGATTTTACCTATGATAAATTTGGTAAGATTTTAGAAATGAATATTGTTTTGGACTATAAAAAAGTTTGGGATTTAAAATTCAATGATAAAATATTTATAAAAGATGCGTGGTTTATGGTTAATAAAATAACCGATTATGAAGTAGGTAAACCGACCTCATGCAAAGTAGAATTAATTAGAGTAGGCGAGTCAATTTCAATCGTGCCACGCCCAATAATCGAAGGTCAATTTATGTGTTATTTTGCAAACGTAGAAGATCCTTGCGATGTATATTGTTGTTATGAAAATGGTGGTGCTACTATCATGTATTTTGAATTAAACGGACAATTATTCTTAGACGCAAATGGCAATTTTCCTGCACTTAGTGGCGTTTATTCGTATGGTGCTAGTAATACGTTTCAAGTGATTAACGGATTTATTACGCAGTATTTTGTAACAACATCGTGTATATGTGTAGAACCTGACCAATACAGATTTGAAAATTTTTGCATAGGCGAAACAGTATACGAAGCGAGTTGTTGTCCTTCGCCAGGCGGTGCATTTTACGGACTTCAAAATGAATTATGGGCATGTACCCAAGGTTGGCAAGATACTTTATTAACCATACCCGTTATAGATGGTTGGTATCATGAAGTTGGCGAACCTTTTGTGGCAAAATTTGTAAACGGATTTAACGTGCAAGTGGCATTTGTAATTACTTGCATACCTTAAAAAAAATTAAACTATGGCAAACGAGATAAATATAGGAATTAATACCACGTCCGACCTTAGCGGGTTGGATAAGGTGGACCAAAGCGTAAAGAGTTTAAAGACTCAATTAAAAGAAGCCCAAGCGAACGTTGCGGCGTTGTCTGATACTTTCGGAGCTACATCAAAACAAGCAGTTGAAGCGGCAAAAGCTGCTGCTAGTTTAAAAGATAGAATAGGAGATGCAAAAGCGTTAACAGATGCGTTCAATCCCGATGCTAAATTCAAAGCGGTTAGTAGTTCATTGGTTGGAGTTGCGGGCGGCTTTAGTGCGGTTACGGGTGCGATGGGTATCTTTGGAGAAAAGAGTAAAGATGTTGAAGCGGCGGTCTTAAAAGTTCAAAGCGCTATGGCATTGGCTAGTGGTGTTCAAGCCATTGGTGAAAGTATTGATAGTTTCAAACAATTAGGAGCGGTAATTAAAAGCACTACGATATTTCAAAGAATTGCAACGGCGGCTCAATGGTTATGGAATGCGGCATTAAATGCAAATCCTATCGGTGCAGTTGTGGTTGCAGTTACGGCATTGATAGGAGTTGGTTATTTGATGATAAAAATGTTTAAAAGTACAAATGAAACATTAGAAGTATCAAAAGAAAATATTGAAAAATATAATAAAAAGATTGAAGCACAAACTACATTACTTGAAAATAATCGTAAGAAAAAACAAGAGTTACAGGAATTTGAATTAAGGTTGATGAAAGCCCAAGGTAAATCCGATGAAGCTATCGCAAAAAGGGCTATTTTAATGGCTGCTGAAAATAAACAAGAGGCGGCAAAAGAATACGGTCTTAAAAAAAGTACTTTAGAATTATATAAAAATATAATTGCAACACACGCAAGTACGCAAGCATTATTAGAAAATAAAGTTGCAAATGAAACTTGGGGAACTAATCAATGGGTAATTGCAAATCAACAAGTTGAAGACCAAAAGAAATTAAATGAAATAAAATTAAAAGATGCTAAAGAACATATAGCTTCATCAGAAAAGGCATTACAACAATCTGTTATAGTTTATCAACAAGCAAAAACAAATGAGTTAAAGGCTAATCAAGATTTAATAGTTCTTCAAGCACAACAACAAACTAACGCAAATAAAGCTACTTTAGAAACTAAAAAAGAAACAGTTAAACAAGTAGAAAAAGTAGTTAGTAAAGCAGAATTAGAAAGACAAGCTAAACAAAAAGAACAAGCCGATAAAGAAGCACAAGCATTAAAAGAACAACAAGATTTAATAAAATCTTTGCATGTTAAATTTGCTAGTGATGTAGAAAATATCGAGTATAATTCAGAAGTAGAAAAAGCAGAAGCGGCTCATAAAAGTAGATTAAAAGAAATAGATGAAGTAAAGGATTTTTTACAAAAACAAATATTATTAGGAGAAGAATTTTTAGTATATAAAAAAGAATTAAAAAAAGCTGAATTAACAGATGAAGAAAAAGCAGCTGAAAAATTAAAGGCTATTGAAGAATCTAAATTAGAAATGAAAAGAGTAGTTGCTGATAAAACTATTCAAGTAGCGGGTCAAGCTGGTCAATTATTACAAGATATAGCGGGTAAAAGTAAAGGAGTTGCAATTGGGGGGGTTATAGTTGAAAAGGCGGCATCTATTGCGGGTATTATTTCAAATACGGCTCAAGCAAATGCGCAATTTTTAGCAAATCCAGTTTCGGGTGCAACCTTAGGAGCGGCGGCTATAAGTCCGATAGCTTTAAACAACATTAGTGCGGGTATTAGTATTGCGTCAATTTTAGCACAATCGGCAAAAAGTATTTCTGAAATCAACGGCGCAAAGTCAAGTGATACGGCGGGCGGTGGTGCAACTCAAACACCATCTAAATTCGCAACGGGTGGATTGGTGCAAGGAATGGGTACATCGACAAGCGATAGTATCATGGCTAATTTATCAAATGGTGAATCGGTAATCAATGCGAAATCAACAGCCATGTTTGGGAATCTACTTTCAAACATAAACCAAGCGGGTGGCGGTGTTGGTTTTGGTAATCAAAATAATGCAAATCCGATATTTAAAACATATGTAGTAGCAAGCGAAATGACTTCGCAAATAGAGGCAAATTTAAAATTAAAACAAATAGCAAGATTATGAACAGAAAATTAATAGAATTAGTAATAAGCGAAAGCGGTGGAGTTGATAAAATTTCATTGGTTGAAGAGCCAGCCATTGAAATCGATTTCATGTATTTTAAAAAGGAGTTGGAAAAGTATCGTTTCGATAATGATTTACAAATTGTTATTGGACCAGCAATGATTCCTGACATGAAGATTGTTCGTATTGATGACAAAGGTAATTATTACGATGTGGTTTTTTCAAAAGAAACTATTTTGAAAATTGCAAAAAAATTCATGAAAGAAGCTCGAACGAATGACATAAACCAAGACCATGAGAATAAAAAGAAAACAGGAACGTATGTTTATGAATCGTGGATAGTTGAAGATATGAATGACAAAGCAATACAAAAATATGGTTACGATGTACCCGTTGGAACGTGGATGGTATCAATGCAAGTAGAAGATATGGAAACGTGGCAACGTGTGAAAAATGGCGAGTTAAAAGGCTTTAGCGTTGAAGGCGTTTTCGAGGAATATGAGAACGAGGAAACGTTTAATAAGATAAAAGGTATATTGGAATTTGACGAAGATAAGGCAATCGAATTGGCAAAAACTTTAGGAATCAAAGCAAGTGACATGGAAGAATTTGAGGTAGTAGAATACGATGAGAATTTTATCCCACCGCAAGGGTATAAAGAAGGTTTGACCGTCTACAAATACGATGGCCCACCAGCTGAACGAACGTTTTGTAAGTCGTTATTATCATTAGAAACTTATTTCACATTTGCAGAAATTAAAGCCATAGCACAAGCACCAGTAAACCCGGGCTTTGGTCCACGTGGTACAAACATTTATGATATTTGGAAATATAGTGGCGGTGCAAATTGCAAACATTTTTGGCGTAAATATTACATCAATGCTAAAGAGAAAGTAATCAACAAAGGTAGAGCTCCGGGACTTGCAGGTACGGCTCCATACGACCAACCTAATCATGGTTTTTTACCTGATAATAAATAGTTATTCACAATTTTGTTAAAAACTTTAAAACAAATATTTACATATATGTACAAATTAAAATTAAACCAAGTTAGAGAACTTTTAGGCGTAGAAGTGTCTCTCGAAAAAATTGTTTTAGTTGATGGAACGGAAGTTATGACTGAAAAACTTGAAGTCGGTTATCCCGTTTTTGATGCTGAAAATAACTCCGTTGGAGTAGGCGAACACACAATGGCTGACGGCACAATGTTTAAAACTGACGAAATGGGTATTATTACCGAAATCGTTTTTGCTGAAGTTGAAGAAACTGAAGCACCAGTTGAAGTAACAGTTGAAGCAGCAGTTGAAGAAGTTGCAGTTGATCCAATGGTATTAGTTTACGAAACAATTATGGAGTTAAGCAATGAAGTTGCAAAACTTAGAGAAAAAGTTGGTATGTTTTCAAAAGCACCAGCAACTACACCAATTAAAAAAACAGATGTTGAAGAAGTTACTTTAATGTCAAAATTAGATAAATTAAAATTCATTAAAAACCAATTAAAAAAATAAAATATGTCATTTAACTTAGGATCTTTACCAGCATATACAGACCAATTATCAACCGACCTAATCAGTGCGGCATTATTGAAGTCTTTCACAACTGATTTCGTTACAATCGAAGCAGGAAAAACAGCAGGAACATCAGCAATCAACGTTATGAATTCAACAGTTGACATCTTAGATGCAACATGTGGATTTGCAGCGGGTCAAGTAGGTAACAACGCAACAGTATTTTCACAAATTCCTTTAGTAGTAGGATCTAAAATGCTTAAAGAGCAATTATGTCCAGAAGATTTAAGAAGCAAATGGACTTCATCTCAATTAGGTGCAGCGGCTAACCAAGAAACAGTACCTTTTGCAGAATTAATCGCAAACAACAAGATAGCAAACATTGCTAAATATGTAGAGAACACAATTTGGCAAGGAGACGGAGCTACATTGACTGGTTTATTAACACAAACAACAAATGCAAATGGTTCAATCAATTCAGCGGGTGCATACACACAATGGACAACATCAACTGCAATTTCTGAATTTTGCTTGAACGTTGGTTCTTTGACTTCATCTTTACAAACAGAAGATGACTTAATCATGTACACTTCTTATGCTAATTATCAATCA